GAAACGTACGGGAGAAATCTCGGTTCGCCGCAGGATGATTTAGCAGGATGGGGGCGCGCCGTAGAGCACCAGGCACGCCTGCGCGACGCCACGCTGGAAGGCATCGACATGCCGCCCGATCCGCGCATGCAGGGATGGGGTGGCCCGGCGCAATATCCGGTCTTGCCGCGGCAGTGGGGGCGTCGATGACGCTGCTTACGGTGGTGCAGGAGGTATGCGCACGGGTCGGCGTGAGCGTGCCGGGCGCGGTCATTCCCGGGATCAACTCTAACCGTACCATGCGCGAAATGCTGGCCTGCGCCAACGAGATGGCGCAGCGCATTGCCACCGACACCCGCGAATGGACGCAATTGAAAAAGTCAGTGACCTACACCGGCGACGAGATCACGACTGCGTTCAATCTGCCTGCTGACTATCGGCGCATGTTGCTGAACACCAGCGTCTGGCGTTCGACATCGGCGATACAGCCGATGCGCTACATCGCCGACACCGACGAATGGCTGCAGCGGCGCATGATGACGTGGAACGACGCCTGGGGCGAGTGGACGCTGCTCGGCAACCAGATCCTGATCTGGCCGGCCATGGGAGCCGGGGTAACCGCAAGCTTTTCCTACCTCGACAAGAACAGCGTTGCGCTCAATTCCGGCGGATACGGCGACACGTTCATGAACGACGCCGACACCTATCGGCTCGACGAGCGCGTGCTCAAGCTTGGCATGATCTTCGACTGGAAGCAGGGCAAGGGCTCGCCCTACGCCGAGGACATGGGCACCTGGTCCGATGCCATGGCGATCGCCATGGGATCCAACAAGCCGATGCCGATCATCATCGACCGTGCGCCGATATCTGCCTACTCGCGCGGGATCGCGTATCCCTGGCCGTTGCCGTCATGAGCAGGCATGTCGCCTTCCGCCGCCAGCCGGTGGATCAGCAATTCGCGCAGGCGCTGCGCCCGACCACCTTGCCGGCACCGACGCGCGGCATCAATCAGATGGAAAACGAGGCGTTCATGCAGCCTGGCAGCTGCATCGTCTCGGACAACTGGGTGCCGACGCTGCGAGGTGTGAAGCTGCGCGGCGGCTGCACGCGCTGGTGCGTGCTGCCGGAAACGACGCCGATCATCTCCGCGTTCGAATACCAGAGCGGCAACGTACAGCATATGTTCGCCGCCAATGCGACCAAGCTGTACGACGTGACGTCGACCACGCCGTTCATGATCAAGGACACCCAGGCGAGCGGCAACTACTGCGCCTCGCAGCTGGCGAATGCGAGCGGCGATTATTTGCTTGCGCTCAATGACGCCGGCGACACGCCGCTGCGCTACGACGGCGCGGGGTGGGTCGTCTGCACGCCACCCGGCACGCTCGGCGCGCCGCTGGCGGATGGCGCGTCGGCGATAACCTGGCCGACGCCGCTGCTGCCCGGCCAGGTGCAGGGCAAGGGATTGGTCTACGTCTGGAAATATCGCAATCGCTGGTTCTTCATTCAGCAGGACAGCATGAACGCCTGGTACCTGCCGCTCAACGCGGTCGGTGGCGTGCTGGCGCTGATCCCGCTATCAGGCGCCGCCACCAAAGGCGGGAAACTGCTGTGGGGCGCGACCTGGTCGATCGATGCCGGCGACGGTATCGACGACAAGTGCGTGTTTTGCACCGACCAGGGCGAACTGCTGATCTTCACCGGCTCGGATCCCTCCAACATCAATTCCTGGCGCCAGGAGGGGCGCTACCAGATTTCGCCTCCGATGGGCATGAACGCCCACACCTTGATCGGTGGCGACCTGATCATTCTCACCGTCGATGGCATGGTTCCGATCAGCCTGGCGATCCAGAAAGACGCCGGGCAGATGGAGCTCGCCACCTTGACGCGCATGATCAAGCCGCTATGGCGCGAGAACGTCGAGAACAGTACCAAGCGCGCCAATCCTTGGACGATCAAGAAGTGGGATGAATATGGCGGTTACTTCGTCGCCCTGCCAGGCGGCAAGCCGGGCCAGCGCTATTGCCTAGCAGCGAACAACACTACCGGTGCCTGGTGTCGTTTTATGGGGTGGGACGCAACCTGCTTCATCCGCATGCGCGGCGATATGTTCTTCGGCACCCAAGGCGGCATCGTGATGCAGGCCGACCGCACCGGCTATGACGACGGCGTGCCCTATGTCGCGACCCTGGTCGGCGGCTGGGAGATGTTTAAGGCGCCATCGCAGCAGGTCACACTGCACCAGATGCGTGCGATCTTCACTTCGCGCGCCAACGAACCGTTCCAGCCGCAACTGTCGGCGACGACTGACTTCCAGGTGATCATCCCCCCGCCGCCCGAAATCGGGCTCGATCCCGGGCTCGTCGATGTCTGGGACCAAGGGCTGTGGGACAACGCGCTGTGGGACCAGCCAGGGCTCGGCCGGCCGCCACATCGCAACACGTTGTGGGTCAGCATCGGCATGACCGGCTTCGCGCATGCGCCGATTGTGCAGGTCTATGTCGGGCAGCAGGCCAGGCCAGACGTCGAGTTGGTCGCGCTCGGCGCGACTTACGAAATCGCCGGCGTGAACGTCTAGGGATAAGGGCCATGGCAAAGCGCAAGCTGACGCTGGCGGACTTCACTGGACCTAACAATATCAATACGCCCAGTCCGACCAACACCTACGGCATTGCCGATCGCGACGCGCTGCAGGCGTTCGCCTGGAACCAAGACTATGACGTCGAGGCGCGGCGCAACGCGATCGCGGCCGCGATGCTGGCACAGCAGGTGGCTGCGCCGGGCGGCGCCACGGCGCCGGGGTTCGATCAGCTGACCGCCCGGCCGTACGATTACCGGCTCGGCGGGTCCGGCGACTATGGCATGGGTTCGGGTGACACGCCGGCGGCAACCGGCGCGACGCCAGGCAACGTCACGCAGAACGACTTCTTCACGGCAACCCCGCCGGGCGATCGCTACAACGAGGGCAGGCCTCCGCCAAACAGCGTTCCGACCGAAGTGCCGGTAGCACCGCCAGCAGAACCGGAAGAAACACCGGGGCCGCGCGAAGGGCCGGCGCCGACACCTGCTGCGACCCCTGATTTTGGTCCCCTAGAAGCTGCGGCAGCAAACGCCACGACTGCCACCCAGGCAGCGCTGGCAGATGCGATAGCGTCCCAGACGCAGACCGCGACGGCGCCGCCCGGGTCGGTAACGCAATCTGGCATTCCTGCGGGCGATCGCACGCCCTCCATGTTCGCCGATCAGATCCCCGGCGATGTGCCGTCTTCAGGTAACGTATTAACGGGTGTATTTGACATGTTCGGCAACGCGCCGACAGCGCCGGCAGCGCCGGGCGCGGCACCGACTGGAACGCCTGGCGCGGCCGGACTTCCTGGAGGGTTCGCCAGCGCGGGCAGCGGTCAACCGGGAACAGTCGCCCTGGGCGGTGGCTCCGTCGTCACTGGAACGCCAGGCGGCACGATCCTGGGTCCCGCCCCGGGAGAGGGGATAGTCAGCGCCAGCACGCTGGCGACGACGCCGGGCTCCAGGGGGTGGGGCGATAAAGGCAAAGACGAAGGCGATCCAAATGCGCCGGATCCCAACGCGCCGGATCCTAACGCCCCGACGCCCGCGCCTACCTTTGATTTCGCCAATGCCATAGCAAGCCCGGTTGGCGGCATTCCAGGCATGGCGTCGCCCGGCGGCTTTGTTGGCCTGCCCGGTGGTGTTCCCGGCGGTCTTCCTGGCGCCACTCCTAGTGCCCCCGGCAGCGCGATAGCACAGGGCACGCCCGGCGCTATGTCGTTCGGCGGCAGGGGCGGGGCCAGCACGGCTTTGAGCCAAACCGCTGCAGCTATGGCTTCGCCTGGCCTGCCGTCGCCGGGAGGCTTTTTCGGTCCCGGCTTTAGTTTCGGCGCAGCAACTCCCGCCGAGCCGGATTTCGGCGCTACCCCGGCATTCGACGCCATGGGCAATCCTACTGGCTGGGGCGACGTAAGTCCGGCTGGCTCTGTCGATCTAGGCGACCTTGGCGGACAGGGCGCGGTTGATGCCGCGGGTTTGACCGACGCCGGCCTGAGTGGCGGCGCGACCGGCTTCGGTGGCGGCGACGCTGCCGGTGGCGCGACCGGCTTCGGCGGCATGGACGCGATGGGCGGGGTCGGCGGCATGAGCACCGGCGGCACCGGCGAGGTTGGTTCTGTTGCCGATGGCTCGGGCGGCGGGCTCGGCGGGATCGGCGGCGCCGGCATGGGCGGCGGTCTCGGCAGCCCCGGAACGGGTGATTTTGGCGGCGACGCGGTGGGTAGTTCGGACACTTCCGGAGGTGGGCAGGGCGATCTTGGCAGTGGTGACGGTGGACCGGGGACAATTTGACGATGTTGCGCTACGTCTACGATCAATCCGAAACCGTCGCCACCGCGGTCGCGAAGATGATCCCGCATCTGCACGG